GCGCATTGGTCGGTTGGCGTAGATACCTAACGATTTCATGCCAAACAAATATTCCATGAATTCAACAAAGCGTTTCGTGCCGGGTCGTTCGGTCGGATGGTTGCCGTCAGTGTTGCCTGTATAAGGTCTACTAGTCATTGTGTTGGTCCTTGTCTTTGAGGCCGTTTGAGGCGAGGATTCCAGATAGGGCACCAGTGAGAAAAAGCATCATCGGCGACAATAACGACCATGCGCTTTCGTCATTGGGTGATACGTCTAACGGTTGCACCACAAACAGCAAGCCGTAAAGCAGAGCTGCGGTAGAACCTAGAAACGCAACCGCTAAAGCAATGCCCACGATAAGGATTAGTCGGGCTTTAATTTCGCTGTTGCTTAGGCGTTTCATGGGTTGCACCTTGGGGCTGTTGGTCGCTCGACGCAAGTGTCACGGGTTCGGTCGTTGCATGAGGTGATAACGAAAGTCATTGCAATAATGAGGGCGGCGGCGACAATCAGACTTTTCATGGTGTATCTGGGAAGTCGGCTTCGGGTCCTGCAGTCCATGTGGTTGGGAAGTCCCTAAGGGCTTGACGGTAGGTCGCCCATGCTTCACGGTCTACGGGTGCGTCTGGTAGTTGTGTCCAGTCGGACTCTTTCAGTAGACGGTCACGATGGTTGCGCATACGTTCGGCCCACCATTCAGCAGGGACTTTTTCAGGGTCAAGTTCGTGAGATAAGTTCATTATGCCACCTCGTAGCAAAGTGTGAATCGGATTTGGTCAGCGTTTGCTGGCACTACTGGAACAGTGGAAGAAAGGACGCTTGCGGCTGTGTACGCAGGTGAAGCGACTACAAGACTGAAAGTTGTCGCCGAAATGTAGAACGCTTGCATTGGGTAGAAAGTAAAGCCTGCCGAAGAGTCATAAAAAAGACCGTAACCAATAGGCGAGTTGTTACTTTTAATTGAAACGGCTGAGGGGACACTGATTCGATATGCGCCCGTCCCGGCAGCTGCACCTACTGAACCGAAAAAGATTGCACCTTCAACAAATGCCCGTTTTTGTAACAGTTGGTATCTGCCATCTTGAAAACTTCCTGTGCCTAAAGTCGGGTTAACAGTCACTGCTGTCAACGCTGGCGTATAAGTTTCCGCAACGGCCCCAATGGTGTTAAGCGTCGCCGCAGTCAACACCTGCCCGCTAGTCGTCCCTGCTGTCCACTGTGTAGCCATAATGTTTCTCCTTTACCAGCCAAGTCGACTGGTGTTCAAAATACCAAAAACTGAACTGTTAAGAGTAAATAATTCGTAAATAGCCAACGGCGACAAATAAACGGCCCAATCACTACGGCCAGGTACAGCGTTCAAAGTTGCGCCTTCAACTACCATTTTTCTAGTCACAGTTCCTACGCCTGGCTCGTTATAAGTAACAGACAGATATTTACCCATAATAGATTCAATGCCGTTTAGCCACGTTGTCATCTGCCCAGACGATTGCGTGCTGTCATTAAATTGGATATCAAAATAAGGTTCGTCATCTTGAGTTAAAACGGATTTGAAATAATTAGTTTGGTTTTGTTGTTGCACGGCCTGTTCAAATAAAACTTGTCGATTGTAAAGCCGTGGATATTGCGAACTGTCTATGGCGGAAGTTTCGCCTACATCAACTGAAGTCAATTTGATTTCAGTTGGATAATTTGTATTTGGAAATTTGCGTGTTATGTTCGAATAAGCCAAACCTGTGGTGTTACTTAAAGTGAAATTGCTTGACGCCAATTCGGGCGCAGCTGATTCTCTAAATTCTATTGCTTGACCGTTGTAATAGTAAATACTGTTTTCGGTGTTAAGAATTGAGGCGATTCGTTCACCTACGGTTGTTAGTTCAAATATGTCGCTAATGATTGCTCGACCAGGTGGATTTGTTGCCGGTATGTTTGGCGGATAGAAACCAATTTCGGTCATTAGTTCTACGGCCTGGTCAATACTGTTGTTAATGCCTAAAATAACGTCGTTGTTGCCATTGGCTGAATACAGTTGTCCTAAAGCGTCACGGGCCGTAATTGTTGCGGTGTTGCCGTTAGCGGCAATGTTGTCTTGAAAAGTTACTTCAACAGCATAAAACGTTAATGTTTTAACGCTCAGATTGTTGCCGATAGTAATAATGTCGCCTTGTCGAATTGCAGCTGCTTGACCTGTGTTGTTTCGAACAGTAATTGTGCAATTATTGCCTGACCAAGTATCAAAAAACGATGACCTACCAACACCAAATGACAACGATTGGGTTATGGAAGTAAACGAGGTCGCCCCAACGGTGCAGGTCCAGTTAATGGCAACCATGGGTTAGCCAATCGCATTTGCTGGTAAGCGGTTGTTGCTTCGAACATATTGTTGCAAAGCCTGAACAACCGCATTTGGGTCTGCTGAAGTCACCGTTATGTTGATTGTGTTGCCACCCATGCCCATGCCATTAAGGCGGTCTAATGGGATAATGGCTTCAGGTCCTTTTTCGCCAATCATGGCGATTGTGGGACCTGTTGTTATTCCCCCTTCAGCTAGTCGAGGCAATTTGACGTTAGGAATTTCTCCGAAGTTGACCCAAGGGCCAGCGGCTTTGTCGATACCGTCCAGAATGATATTTAAGCCTTTAATAGCGAAGTTAAGTCCGCCTTCTAGACCTGAAATTACGGCGTTGATAACACCCTTAAAAGCGCCAGCCATACCGTCAAAGATTGACTTTCCAAGGTTTGCCAATTCGCCAAACCCAGCTTTGACAGCATCAAAGACAAACTTGACAACACCCCACCAAATCAAAAAGCCTGCTTTAATACCGTCAATGGCTTTACCAAAAATGTTGAATTTCATTTGTAAAGCGACCAAAGCGGCAACGACAGCAAGAATTACTACGGCACCAGTGGCAACCCATAGGGCGCTGAATGATGTCGCCATAACAGCGTTAATTGCGGCGGTGACAGCGCCAACGGCGGCCCATGCGGCTAAAGCGCCGTTGATAACAAATACAGCGGCGGCAAGTGTTCCAATGACAGCGCCCAGAGTTACAACCAACGGCACATTGTTACTAATCCAAGTACCAATTTTGGTGAACGCAGGTAGCAACTTTTCAACTATTGGCATAACAGCGGCACCAACGGACTCTTTAAATTCGCCCATTTGGATACCAAAAGATTTCATTTTGCCTGAAGCAGTGTTGGCTGAAGTCGAAGCGGCACCTTTAAACGTGTTGCCCAATGCGGCAAAAACTTCATCGGTTGTAGCGCCGTTTTCAATCAAACCAGCCAGGGCAGGGTCGAGTTTTTTTAGTGGCCCTAGTTGCCCGTTAAATGCTTTAGACAGGGCGTCAGATACAGCGCCCAAGTCTTTGCCGGTGCCTGCGGATATGTTGAGGGCAAGGTTAAGTAAATCTTGAGCTTCAGTGACGTCGCCAGTTCCTCGCACCAGTTTGTCCATTGCTGGGCGTAACTCATCATCAGAAACAGCAGCTGCTATTGAAGTCTTACTGATGAACTTTTCAACACTGGCTATTTGGGCGTCAGTTGCACCCGTAGTGTTTTTAAGGCTTTTGGCTAGCAGTTGGGCGGCCTTATCGTCTTCCATGAACGCTTTAACAGCGTCGCCGCCAAAGTCGGCGAGAATACCCAACGCTGCAGCTGCTGGCACTGCTGCTTTGCTAATAGCAAACTGGGCTTTTTGCCCTGTGGTTTCTAATCTCTGAAATTCCCTTACGGCTTTGTCGATACCTTTTGCGTTGAACTCTGAAACTATGGGAATTGAAATAGCCATCAAATCACCTTCATGTTTCGGTTAACACTGGCCATGATTTCTTCAATTAACTTTCGCATGTTTGCTTGTAACTGGTCATCGGCCCGTTCGTATGACTTCCACATCACACGGCTAGGGCCACCAAATCTGGCACCTAAAACCGTAATCATTTGTTCGCCTTGTGGTGTTTTGGCACGGCCTGACAAGTCAAATAGTGCGGCGCTTTTGCTGTTCCATTTCAAACCAAAAGTGTTGGCTTTGGTTTTCTTACCTGACACCCACGGCTTAATCAGTTTGGCTTGCTTGGCACCGTCCCAGGGCAACAAATCTGTTGCTTCATCAAATGCACGGCTGAAGTTGTCACGCTGGGTGCCACGGCCTACAAGGCGTGAAGTTTGCCCTTTGGCTTGTGCTTTTTCTTGACCACCAACGCTGTATTTTCGGCGCCAGCCTGACATGGGGGGAGACGTAGGCAAATGGCTTTGTGCGTCTTTTACGATGGGTTCAACGATGGCGGCATATTGCCGTGTGATTTCACGGCGATAAGTTTTATCAACACCGTTAAGGTATGCCAGCGCTTCTTTAACACCAGTCACCTGCAATGTTGTGTTAACGCCCATGGCTATTTTCTGCTTTCGTTGATTACCTTTATGACCGTCGCTAGGTCATTAGTATCAAACTCTACTTGGTGAGGCCAGTACCCTGTCGCTACTAAAACTTGTGCTAGTGCGTGTCGGTAGGTACTGGCACGGTAGGGCGCTCAGGCTCATTGTCCACTACTTCCAAAAGCACCAGGCGTTTAATGAAATCGTCTAGCACTACCGGCACAGTGACGTTGTGTTGCTGGCATGCCTGGTGTGCTAGATACGCCAAATCTTCAATGCCGATACCGTTGGCCATGTCGCTGGCTTTGCGTTTAAATTTGCGTTCCCACGAAACAATGGTGAAAAGGTTGGTGCTTACTTCTACAGGGCCTTCGCCCTGGTCGACTCTAAGTGTTAGTTGCATGTCGGGCCTTTGCTGTTGGGGTTGCTAAATCAGGAAACGGCGGTGGTCAAAACGCCACCCTTAAAGGTAATGCTAATAGTTGACAGTTCGCCCATGGTTGCGTTAATGACTGGTAAGGCTTCAAGGTACGCACCTGTCAAGGTAAAGCATGGTTCGGTGGCGCTAGGCGTCGTTAGACCGGCAACAGTGTTAGAAACCTTTACGGTGGTGGTGGTGCCAACTAGAGCTGCCAAAGTTGCGTAGGTTTCGGTGGCGGCATAACTCATGTACAAGTCCAATGTGATCTCTTGGTTGAACAACCCTGAAACGAAAACCCTTGAAGTGGAACCAAACGCCGTTGATTCGAGAGCTTCGGCCGTGTTGGTGACCGTGGCCGCAGTGCATTGGTCGGTCAAAGAAACGCTGTTGACCAATACGCCTGGGTTTGAAAGGTATGTCGAAGTTGCCATGGGTTAATCCTTCTTTGTGTGTGCTTTAGTTTTAGCAGATTTTGGGGCTGGGCTGTCGCTAGGTTTTTCATCAGATTTGATAAACCCGTGAGCTAGTAACGCTTCAATGTTTGTACCGGCACCAGGCACAAACTCTGCGCCTACTGTCCCGATTTTGTCGCTAATGATTGTGTATTTCATGGGTCACCCTGCTTGTGCTTGTACGTCTATGGATAGGTCATATGCGGCAAAGGTTTGGCCGCCAATTGGGATATAGCCAGGGCGCCCAGATTTCACGGCGACATTCTTTGCTAGGACTGCCGCACACATGCTTAAAACGTTGCGTAAGCCGTCAAGATTGCCTGGCCCTAGTGTCACTACTTTTACCGAAAAATTCATGGTAACGATGTTGTAGTTAAAGCAATCAAAACTGGGTGCGTCAATGAACACGCATGGTGGGTTGATCTTTTCAGGGTCAAAGACAACACGCATGCCAGTGATCGTGGCAAGCGTTGTTGCTAGGTCGTCTATCGACTCATTGAACAGGTCGGTGTAGACGGTCATTACGCAACCGCAGGCCGTGGGATACCGGCTAACTGTTTGATGAGTGGCGATAATCCCGAAACTGCAGCTGTACCCATATCGCTGAAACTTGCGAATTGGTCTATGGCGCCACGTTGCCTATAAATCGAGCCACCCATCATGATGGTTGCTAATTCGACATCGGCACTAGGCACGGTGGTCAAAGAATCCGTGTAACCAGATTCCTGACGTCTACGAAATATGAAGTTGTTGGCGCTCGAAGCACACTGAGCCAAGAAAGCGGTTTCGTCAACACCAGCTAAAGCAATACCTAGCCAGGTGCCAATCTGTGTGCCTGTAATCCATGTGCAGGTTTCCGTGTATGTCAGCGTGCCTTGTGGAATAGCGGCGGAACGGTCAAGATCGTCGCCTGCGTCATAAAACAACACCTGGTTAGGAATTGGGTAGTTGTAATCAAATGTCAGATCACCAGTACTGGTTACGCCCGTGAACAAATATTCAGGTATGGCGTAAACATTGTGCGTACCGTTCAAACTGTGGCCTAAGCCAGCAAGCGTAAACGGTAAACCCAAATTAAGTTCAGGTTCTGTCAACGTTTGAACCACAGCGTAATCGTCTAAACGCTGATGAAAAATAACCTGGTATACAGCCATGGGCGGCTAACCGCCTTTCGACTAAGCCTGGGTGATTTTGCGAATCATTGAGCTGTTACCTGCAAA